TTACTGATTCGGCGCTAAACGAGCGTCTTTGAGAAAGATTGATTTGCTACGGGCGCTGTCAACCGCGTCCTCCCAGTTAGATCCATCGGCAACCACAACGCGAGGCCCGACAAATTCGCCGGTAAGCCACGCCGCGCCTACGTCGTCCGCTTTGATGTCCTCCGCAACAACGGCATAGACAGCGTCGGCGGTGGTACGCCACTTTTTAACCTTGCCGTCGTCGTCGTCATCACGGTAGACAAGGCTACCGACTGCCAAATCCTCGCCAGCGGTAACTGCGTCTGTTGCGCGGGGAAAATCTCCGGCAATTAGTGCCGGTATGCTGGTACTACCTATCGTATTTACTCCAAGACTGTTAGACACGTTTTACCTCCTTGCCGCCTACGGCTTTGAACCCTGAAACCATTGCGGAAACCATCGCGTCCGCGTTTTTATCGTTGTCGCTCACACAAGCCGGAACATCATCGGCTTCCTTGGCATCCTCTTGGTAATCCGTCGCGGCCTTTTGGATCGCGGCGTTGTCGGTTTTGATTATCTGCAAGGCAAGGTCGCCGGCAGTCATGGGCGTTTCAAACATGGCCTTTCTGACAAGGCTGGTATACCCAGCGGAAGCGGCCACGTCGTCTATGGCTTTGATACGCTCGCGTTCTTCGTTGGCCCCTACCTGCTTTATTGCGTTAAACAATGCCGGATTTTCGGATTGCACCGTCGCCATCTGTAGGGTCAAAGACGTTTCCCCGTCCTTTGCTTTGGGCTTGGACTTGGCCTTGCTTTCCTCCTCCTCCTCATCCTCGTCCTCATCTTCTTTATCCAAATCCTCATCTTCGGATTTGGCTTTGGACTTGGCCTTGCTTTCCTCCTCGTCCTCTTTTTTTGCCGCTGACATATCTGTCGCTCCTTTTTTGGGTGTGGTTAAATTGACTAATTCTAAAAATTTCTTGTTTTGCCGCGCTCCGTATTCGCCGCTTCCTGTAGCCACTTGCGCCGCTTTAATTGCCAAAACCGGTATAGCTTCCGATAATTCAGCAATGACGCCCTCCAAACTCCCTACCTCGTCGGCCATACCTACCCTTATGGCTTCTTCGGTAATGAGTATGCCGCCTTTGCCAAATTTTTCACTGACCTGTTTAGGTTTACTATTACGGTTACGCGCAACGCTCTCCAAAAAAATATCGGCCAGCGCGTCAAGTTCAGCCTGTAGTTTTGCCCGGCCCTCCGCGCTGTTTGGATCTTGCCTTTTATCCGGCGACTGCGAGCTTACTACCTCATAATCGATAATACCTTGTTTTTTACGCGCTTCGCTGTCGTCCGTCCACGCCGCCACTACGCCTATACTACCAAGAAACGCGGTATCATCAGCGACAATTCTGTCTGCTGCGGAGGCGATCCAATACGCCGCCGACGCGCAATAGCCACCCGTATAGGCTACTATGGGCTTTTTGCCCCGTGCTTCGTAAATCTTTTTAGCAAATTCATTTATACCTACGATATTGCCGCCAGGACTGTCTACATTCAACACAATGGCCTTTACATCGGGCGCGTTAAGAGCTTCTCCGAACCGGAGCGCCAGCGTCTCAACACTGGTCGCGCCGGAGATGTCTGTAAAAAGGTCAGCGTGAGGGAATATCGGGCCAAAGACGTTTATTACCGCAACGCCATCACGTACATTCACCGCACCGCTTTGGCGCCGCTCCGTAGGTGTGGTAAGGACGGCCTCCATATTTGAATACGTCCGGTCAGCTATGCCGATCATAATATCCAAGTGATTAGTCTCTATCGCCCATTTTCCGGCAAATATCGCGTTTAGGGCTTTTTTATTCTTCGCTTTGGCCACTGTCCCCTCCTTGTTGTACTTGGATCATAGGCACTATGTCAAACGCTGAATTATATTCATCTTTTAGCCCGTAACTTTCAGCGAGTTTCTTTTCCTCGCCGCGCTGCCTCAATATGTCTTTGTAGTCTACGCCGCGCTTGCTGCATTCTATTTGCAGTGTTGACATACAACCTTTAATACGTATCATTGCGGCGTTGGCTTCTTTTACCTCATCTATCTGCTTGCCGCTGTCGCCTACCCAGTACGCCCCGCAATACGCCAACTTAACCATCGGATCAACGAAGAATCCCGGCGCTTTTATCCTGCCGTTTATTATGGCCTCGGATAAAAATTCTTCATATATCGGTTGATTAAAATTGTCGGCGAAGTCGTCGCGCATCCTCATTACGGTGTCGCCAAATTCCAAGAGCGCGGCCCGGCTCGCGGAATACGAACTGTCGAATTGTCCCACCAACACTTCAAACGGTATGCCCAGCGCCATACCTATTTGCTTCATGCAAGCCGTAAAGAACGGGTCAAAGCGGTCGCTGGGGCGCTCCGCGTTTATAACATTTAACTTATCTCCGGGCGGTAGATCAATCCATGTACCTGCGCCTAAGTTATAATTATCAGGGCGATTCCAAGGCTCTTGACCCTCATCGTATTCCACAGCATTAACCGATGTGGAATCTCCAAGCTCGCGGGTAACAGCCACGGCAAGCATAGCATTTATAACGGCGGCGGTCAGTTCGGCCTCCGAATATTTTGTTACCTGCTTTAGGGTATCAATTACGGGCGCGAGGATAGGAACGCCACGGCTTTGACCGATCCGGGCAATGTCTACCAAGTGTAAAACATTGCGGCGGCCTGTTTTTTCGCCGTAGAACGGGACGCGCTTCCATTTGGCCGCTATGTTCGCCGGTGAAAACAACATTGTACCGGGGTGCGGGGTTCGGATAAATATTGCTTTGGGAATACCGTCTGCCGTCCGCTCAATACCTCCGGCCACTTCAACGGTGTCGGCGCCATCGTTCTTGTTTACTACCCTTTCGGCCTCAATTAATTGTACGCGCAAGCTGTACGGTATTGATCCACCCGTTTTGTAGGGTAGCAGGACAAAACAGTCGCCGCTGGTCAATTTAGACCGGAACGCAAGCCTTTGAAGCCCGACAAAATTCATTTGCCGCATATAATCACAGTCTTTGCTCTCCGACCATATCCTAAATTCGTATTGAGTCTTTTCTTGCCATGCTTGGGCTTGTTCTTCCGACAAGCGCAAATACTCTCTATCAATGGACGGTTGCAGTCTAAGGCCCGAACCTATAACGCCGGCCACAAGTTTTTCAATCGCACCGGTGGCCGCAGGAGCGTTACGGAGGAGATCGCGGGAACGGTCGCGGAGCGTCGGCAAAGATAAGAGCGTTTCAGCGTCGGCGTCGCCACAACCGGTGAGCCAATTTAAAAGAGACCGCTTGTCGCTCGCCCCAGTATAGGGCGACGACGCGGCAACCCGAAAGGTTTTCAGGTTATTTGTTGGCGAGGTTGTCGTTTTTGTCGCTTCCATATCAATCATTCACCGGTACTATGCGCCGAATTATGCGCCGGCCTCCGGTCAATTCGGCTATTTGATTTTCCCAATACGTTAATAATTTCAATAAATCCGATATATCATGGGCACTATATTGTTGTCCGCCTATAGCCCAGGACTTGGCCCCGCGCTTCGTGAGGGCGCGGATCGCTTCCATAACATCCTTGCGCATTTCTTTGGCTTCCGCAAGTCTTTCCGCGTTTGACATAAGCGCCTCCGTTATTATGGTGGAGGAACGCATGGCGGCCAAGTACCATGCGCGGGGAACGTTTAGGTTCGGCCCAACTCCACCAACATCAATATATAGTCTGACGGGAGAATATTGTTTAAATTTGTGAATATTTGTTATAGTATATAGTATATTTACATATTTTACGTCTATATGTTTATACCGGATGGACGGCGTAGATTGACAACCACCTTTGACTTTTGTACTGTAGTAGGCGCATTGTTTTTCTTTGATCCAGCGTACCTATTTTCAAAAACATCCCAGTTAGGATTAAGAAATCGTATTGCGTTTAGGTTATAGACGCGGAGGTCGAGCGGTTCATTCCGGCCATTATTTGGCTTCCACCAGTAGAATTTTTTATATCCCTTTACCCATTTAAACCTTCGGCTCTCACATATTAAACCGGCGAAGTAGTCGGCGTTATACCCTGCGGCCACGTCGCTTGGAAAGTGGCAATATCCCGGCCCCGCCTTGTCTATGCGTAGGCGGTCATGTATTAATTGCTTTGCTTTGTCCACGCCTATTATAAATAGTGCGCAGTGATTACGGTTGTTTCGGGTGTGTTTGTTGAATATGGGTTTGCTCGCCTGACTGCTGCCTTTTACGGCAAAAACGCGATCTCTTTCCCTCGGCAGGGTGTAGGCGTATACGGTATCAGTGGTAGTATCAATGCCGCCGCTGTCTATCATAACGCAGGAAACCCTGACGACATATCCATCTTCGCGGATAAAATCTTTACAGCGTATGGCATCGAGTTGCTTCCATACAGATGGAAAGTCAATATTGCCGCTGTCAAGCTCCGTGGTCGGCCCCTCTATTTTTCCATGTTCTATACCCCAGCTTTCTTCACCACGCGCCCACCCGCATACTTCATATTCAAGCCATGTTTTTTGTACGTCTACGGCCATAGTGAGTTGTAGTACCTCATTTGGAACTTGGGCGTTGTAGTGTTCTATTCGCCGTGTTAAATACTCTTGGGCGATGGTCTCTCCCGTTTCTTCCCACGGTAAGCCCAAAATAGTATTCGTGAAAGTCTGTAGCCGCTCCGGGTCATTGCCGCATTCGTCAAATTTACGGGCGATAGTTGACCATGACAGCCACCCTATAGGGCTATATAGGGAACTTATGAAAAAGCCAACGCGGGGATGGCCGGGATTTTGCGCCACCCACTTTCCGGTTTCTAACATTTTTGTTTTATGGTATTCCTCAATACCCACTCCGCAGTGTGGGCACTCCAAGAGTACCTCATCATACTTACCTTTCTCCCACTGTAACTGTTCCATTTTGATTTCAAAATATCCGTCATCGTCGGCGACTTTATAGCAGTGTGGGCATTGCACCTTGTAGATATTTTGCGTACTCTCCATATATAAGCGGTATATATTGGAAGTGCTTTTAAGTGTTGGTGTCGATAAACAAAATAACTTTGCGTTCGGAAACGTGGCAAGCCGCGCCCGTATAAGTTCGAGCGGATCGCCCTCGGCCTTAATCACGTTGTAGCGGTCGATTTCGTCCGCAATGGCGTTCCCTATCGGCATCGACGCGAGCGCGGACGGGCTATTTGACCCGCTCATTATGACAATTCCACCGGTATAGACTTTCTCAAGTAGGGAGTTGCCGGTTCGTTTTTGCATTTTTGAGCGTATGCTTTCAATGGCTTCTATTGACGGCGTGATCCTTTGCTTGCTTAATTTAATGGCGTCGCTCTCGGTAGGCATTACGCTTAGAAAGCTACCGCCGCGTAAATCCATATTGTACAAAAGAAAATTTGTCGCGCTTTCGGTTGCTCCAAGCTGCGAACCTTTCAGCAGGACTATCTCTTTTGTCTTAGACTGCGGAGATAATTCTTTCATTATTTCGACAAGGTAGGGGGTGCGGTCGTTCCTCCAAGGGCCGGGGGCTGACGAACCGGACGCCGGAAGTATGCGCTTTTGCTCTGCCCATTCCGAAACGTCTATTAGTGGCTTTGGACGTAAGACAGACGATAGGCCTTTGTAAAAAGGGTATTCGCTTCTCATTTATAAGTAACTTCCCCAGGTTTATAGACGTCGCTCCGTAGTGTTGCAGGGTCTACACCCAACGCACGGCCATACTTATAAACTTTTTCAGCGGATAGCTTCTCGCGTGAAACATCATTACAAATATAACTCACCGGACAGTTCATAAGACTGGCCACCTGCTTATAAGACAGGCCTTTACTTTTGATAATATCTTTTAACGCACTCACTTGGCCTCCTATTTTATGATTTAAGTGTTCTTAGAATACGAATACCGCGCCTATTCCGACACCCAACTTACTGTTAAGTCATAGAATACGTCGTTTCTAAATATAGCAGGATGAACCTTTAGGGCGCGGCTATATAATACCGCCTTTTCTGCGGAAAGCCTTTTGCGTAGAACATCGGCCCCTACGCTTCGCACTGATAAGCCTACCATTTTAGCGACATCAACGTAACGTAGATTCTTTTCTTTAATAACATTCTTTAATGCTGACATACTTGTCCTCCTACTGGGGTGGTAAAGGCTTTTTCTATCGGCCATTTGGCAATAACTATTCTATACCGCAATATGGGGTATCTAATATTTATTTTTTTGGCCCATTCTTTAATAGTCATATTCATACCATTATAAAAGACATTTAGCGTGTTTTTACGGTTATATAATTGCTCTTTTCCCGTAGCCCATCTACAATTTTCCTTACAGTAGTTACCGTTCGGGTCAATTCTATCTATGGATGTGCCCTGCGGACGTTCCCCCATATCCCGCAGGAAATTTCTAAAATCATCCCATTCGGGGCAAACTTTTATTCCGCGACCGCCGTAGTAGTCGTATCCGGTAGCGTTTGGGTTATTACAACGTAAACGCATAGACTCCCATGATTTGTAGGTTGGGGTATAGTGTTTACCTTGCATATCTTTCCTTGTATTCCCATGTATTGTATTCTTTACAGCCGTTAATTTTGCGTGTTCTTTCAACAAACACCCACAAGATTTCGTATTGCCATTTATGAGACGGCTACCTCTTGTTATATATTCTTTCCCACAATCGCATTGACAACGCCAACAATTTGACCGGTGTTTGTCTCTATGTGAAAAGCCTAATACGATTAACCGCCCGAACCGATGACCGGTTAAATCCTTGATATTTCTATACATAGCTACCTCCCGCTTTAAGGTTCGTCCGTGATTCTTTTATGGATACTTATTATAAGCTCATTTACTTCGCGTTCAAGAATCTGCTGAAAGTCGTGTAAATCCGCGCCCTTCATGGCCGCCAATTCCGGCGCAAGGCGCGACGGAAAGGCTTCTAATACGCCCATGATCAGCTGGCCAACCTCTATGCCCTGCTTCATAGCATCTTCTTTGTCTATATACTGTCCGCTCTCGACTTTTAGTTTTATTTCCTTGCGCTTAGATTCTGTGATCTCGTTTTTGAGTTTAACTTTTAGAAAACCATCTTGTAATTTAGAACTGACGTTGACGCTATCCTTGGTATTATTGGCATTACCTATATGGGTGTCATCTTTTTTTGGTGGCCGGCCCCCTTGTAAGGCCGGTGGAAGTTTACGGGCGTGGTTCTGAAGCTGGGCGGTCTCCCGCGTGGCGGCGTGTTCTTTCTTTACGACCGATGGGGCGAAAAGCGGGTGGCCATGCTTATTGCGTCCGGCCACGGTAAAACGCCCGGACTTTACCGACGAGTAAAAAGCCTGTTTACTCATACCAAGCATTTTGGCGGCTTCGGTGCTGGTGATAAGATTTTCCATATATGTAATTATACTATAAGCATATAAAATATGGTAAAATGAATCATTGATTATTGTAACAAAGCCCCAAAAACCGCGTAAACCCTCCAAAAACGCATATAAGTTACCGGAAACTGCGCCTCATTCTGACCCGCAAATTCTTAAACTCGTGGAAGTACCTTTTAATTTTTGAGATCGGCGGCTACTGCGGCTATAGGTTGCGGTAGGTGTTGCTATTATTTTTTCAAAAAACGCTTAAATCTATTCAAAAACGCGGTTTTTGCGGTTTTGGGTTGCTATGTTGCTAAAGGATGAGAGAAACTTTAAAAATATATATACGTACCCTCTCCCCATATAGACATATAATATTTTATATACACTTTCCTATTCTATAGCAACTATAGCAACCATAGTAACCAATATGTAAAAAACATTAGTATTTTTAGATATATTTGGGGGTTACTATATGTTGGGGCGGTTGCTATCTATAGCCGCTTTTTAGGTTATTCATACTTGTTTAGTGGGTGTGTCCTAATATAAGTGTATCGTTTTTTTTCTTCAAACCCTGCGGGGATCGGGAGGCTATAGCGGTAGCTTGTAGAGGTTGGCCGCCGACTTTACCGAGACGGGCAAACGCTGACAGTGGTATAAAGTTATTGCCATATTAGGCAAAAAGTATTTACCGGAGAATTGCGGGAGGATGAAAATAATTTTAAAGGCTATTGTATGGATATGTATAGATTAGTATGGACATAAACGCCTATATTTTATTGATATTATTAGTTATTAAAAATTCATATTATTATATAGCAATATAGGTAGTATTAAACCATACAAACATTACAAAAATCAATAATAAAGTTATTGCCATATTCCGCAAGCGGTTGTATATTTTAAAAAGCAGGTAGGAAAAACATAAACCGATTTTGTCCCTAATCCCATCTAAACTACATGGCCGCGCCTACCTGCAATAGACTAAGGCTATAGGTGGGGTTGGGGACTTATCTTTCAAACCTTTGCAGGAGGTTGTTATGGGCAGACCGCGTAAACATTGGCCGGTACAGAGACTCACCAAGAAACTCTTATCTCCTACCATTAAGGATCGTTTTAATGAACTCCGCGAGCGGTGGGCAAAGGACGGGGCCAGCTATCCAACCGTACAGGGCCGTAAAGGTGAGATGTTGCCTAACCTGACAGGCTTCAGTTATGGCGGAATAAAGGTTGTGGCTTTTTGGGGCTATGACTGGGACGTAGGTTATAGTCTTTGGCTTTGTGAATGTGAACATGGCGGCGAAGTTTTAATAAATCATAGTGCTTTTGTATTAGGTCATAGCTGTTGTATGTGGTGCGCTCACCACCATTTACTTCACCTTCGTTGTGGTGGGTATAATGAAAATTCATTTTCGCCTTCACCCAAGGCTGGGTGGGGGGACAATGTTCCTATTGAGCGCGGAATTGACCGATTTAAACACGTCTTTAATTGGATAAAACAAAGATGGGCAGATTTTGAATGGAATGGTGGCCCTTATACTCGAATAGACTTCGCCGGTATCAAAGACCGCGCTGATGGGACGGCGTTGAAAGGATAAGCGACATGGCAAATCGAATAGACTTCGCCGGTATCAAAGACCGCCTATTACCAAACGCAAAAAGCCTCCTACAAGAATGGCTACCGGGTGGGGTATTTGAGGGTAATGAATATAAGGCGCTTAATCCTACGCGCAACGATAATTCTATCGGGAGTTTTTCAATAAATTGGAAGAACGGCGAATGGATGGACGGTGCTGTAGGTAAAACCGGAGGCGATCTTATCGCTCTATACGCCTACATTAACGGAATTAAGCAAGGCGAAGCAGCCAACGAGTTATCGACAAAATATTTGGGTGGTAACTATGTGTCGCAGAATGACCGCCCTAAACCGCCGCAAAAAGACGATGACGGGTCTGTGTTGTGCTTACCCGTACCGAAAGGCGAAAATATACCCGAAGTGCCGCCAAAGCCTCACGGTAGAACGCCGTCCATGATTCATACGTACACGGACGCGACAGGGCAAATAATGTGCCTTATCTACCGCTTCGAGGCCGGCAACGGTCAGCAGAAAAAGAGTTTTATACCGTTCACGTGTTGGAGAAACAAATCCGGTTTATTGCATTGGAAAAATAAACATATCCCTGAAAATCGTCCATTGTACGGGCTTGAGGAATTGGCCAAATATTCCGACTATCCGGTATTGGTGGTCAGCGGCGAAAAGTGCGTAGACGCGGCGCGAAAGAATCTTCGCGGCTATGTTGCGGTAACATGGATGAACGGCGATCAATCAACAGGAAAGACGGACTTTACGCCGCTCAAAGGCCGGAAGTTGATATGGTGGCCGGACAACGATATACAAAGCAAGAACGTCATGAGAACGCTGGCCAACACATATGGCGGCAGGGTGTTAAACATTGAAGCCGACAGATACCCTAAAGGCTGGGATTGTGCCGATGCCGTCGCGGAGGGCGTAGATTTGGAAAAATTCATAAATACAGATGTTGTTATTCAATACCCATCATTAGAAGTTGCTATGCCGCAAGAACTATTACCGCATACGCTTCAAATGGGTAAAGGTAAGGTCAAAGTACAAGGTACTCTGCTTAATCTTAAAACCTTGCTAAAATACTATGGGATTGAAATATGGTACAACGTAATAAAAGATTCAATATGTTGTAGAATTTCAGGTGGCAAAGTATTAGATAGCTCACGCCATTATTATAGCAAAATTGACAGCACTTGCGTACTTAACGAGTTTCCAAAGTTTGATTTAAAAAATTATATTCGAGATATAGCGGTTGAAAATAGTAAAAACCCAGTAGAAGAATGGATAAATTCTACTCCATATATGGGTGGAAATAATGATTCACTTATAAATATATCGGGCGATATGATACATTGTGACAATAGCCTTATCGATCCAAAGCTAAAAAAAGTGTTTTGGAAGAAATGGCTTATAAGCGCCTACGCAATGGTAACACGTAAAGACGGCGATGATAAAAGAACGCGGGGTGTATTGGTATTTCAGGGCGGTCAGGGAATAGGTAAGACCGCATTTCTTAAAAGCCTATGCGGTGAAAAATGGGGAGGGAGTGCAAGCTGGTTCGGAGAGGGGTCACAATTTAATCCAAGTAATAAAGATGATTTAATAAAAACGCAAAAATTTTGGATAGTAGAATTAGCCGAACTTGAAAGCGTATTTAAGTCATCAAGGGCTTTGCCGGCGTTAAAGGCTTTTTTAACTAATCCGTCAAATACAGTACGCATACCATACGGGATAGATCCCGATATTTTTTATAGTAGGACGGTCTATGCCGGAACGGTAAATCAAATGGATTTTTTAGTAGACGATACAGGTAATGATCGCTTTTGGTGTTTGCCGGTGATTGAATTTGATGATAAAGGCATGGAAAAAATCAATGTGCAACAGCTATGGGCAGAGGTGAAACTTTGGTGTGATAACGAGATGAAAATGGGACGTGATTATATATGGTGGCTCTCTCCCGAAGAAAGGGATATGCTTAACGCTAATAACCGTCAATATAATGTTTGTAGCACGGCAAGGGACTATATTACCCAAAAATTAAATTGGAATGCACCGAGAAATGAATGGAGAGATAAAACTTGTACAATAATACTCAAAGATGTTTGCGGTATGCCGAATGTGACCAACGCCGACGCAAGAAGTGCCGCCTATGTTATGCGTGAAATGCTGGGTATGGATAAAGCGCCTAAATTAGGTAGTCATGGGGCGCGTGTTTACCCATGCCCACCGGCTAAAGTAGAGCCTACAATGATGACAATACCAGCGCAGCCAACTTTATTGTCGCATTGGTCAGGTTAAGTAATAATGATTAGGCGGCAGGGGTTGACGGTTTGGCGGCGTAGAGAGCTTCCGCAGCGTTATTTATGGCCGTGCGTGATTCCGGTGACAGCTTCCGGTATATGTCTAACAGGTGCGCTTCCTCCGTCGAACATACCGTATCCGGGATTTTATGGCGTTCAAGAACCCGCTCCATGTTGCTTAAAAACTTTGCTGACGGCGGGTATATGGCGTGTTCAAGCTGTGAAAGGTATTGGTATGTTACTCCGCATTCTTTGGCAAATTCGCCTACCTTTAGGCCGCAACGGTGCCGAGCGTCGCGGATCAGCGCAGCGGAGGCTTGTTTTTCGGCTTCTTTATCTGTTTTGGATTCCATACCCTATAATATAACACATTTTTTGATAAAATGCAAGTTTTTTTTAAAATTCCTTGCATTAGGGCGGCATGGCGACGGCGAGGGGCGCGGCAGGGTAATTCGCGGCTTTTTGTGCGCGCCGAAAAACCGCGTTTTTACGGTAAATTTCGCGTTTTTTTGATAATCTGCAAGGGATATACCCGCCAAATCCGCGAGCCAACCGCTCGCCGCCGCCTTGCCGCCCGTTTTTTGGGGTCAAAAACCGTGTTTTTTATACTTTCTTGGCTATTTTTAGATAAATAGAAAGGAAAATAAAAAAAACCTTGCAATCTGTCAAAAAATATAGTATATTTATATATAGAGGGGCCGGAAAGGGAGGCCCGAAACGACAAACCTAAAGCAAGGAGATGTGAAAATGTTAAGCGAAACGCAAAGGTTGGCAATAAGGGCGGCGGCGGTAAAGGACGCGACAAGGCCGGATTTGGTAGAAGATTTGGTGAGGGCGCGGACAATGGCGGCGGCAATGAGGGCCGCGATGAGAGCCGCGAATAAGAGTAGGAAGTAAGGACAAACAACCATACAATAGGGGCCGGAAACGGCCCCGTAAACAAAGGAGCGGTAGATGAAAAAGAGCATGAAAGTACAGAGCAAGGTAGTTTGGGTAGGCGACCCGGAATACGCGGTAGACGAACTGGAGAAGCCCGAAGACCCGCTATACGGCGAAGTCTACGAAATCGACACCGAGGCGGGGAAAATCCTATGCGCCCTAACCGAGGAAACGGGCGCGGAATACACCGGCGAAACGGAGTTTTTCACCCCGATAAAGTTCAGCGTAGAAAGCGGTCTTTTGGGGGTAATGGGAATAAAAAGCGTACACGCCGGCCCGAAAACCGGCGACGGTTGGGGCGCGACGTTTGAGCTGGACACCGACACGGTAAGCATAGAGAGGAGCGAGGTCGAGGAAGACGGAATGTTTACCTTTTACGACGGCGACAAGGTCTTTTTAAAGGTAGACACCACAAACGCGCCGGGCGTGGTGATATACCACTAATAGGAAAGTAAACGAAACTTAAACCGGGGCCGGAAGGCCCCATTATAAAGAAAGGCAGGACGAATATGAACAAGAAGATCGACTTAACGGCAGTGTTAGCCCAGCGCAAGGCATTGGTGGAGCGTAAGGCAATGCTGGAGATCGCCCTCGTCAGCGTAGCGGCGCAATGGGACACCTACCGCAAGGTAGTCAACGAGGCGGTAGCCGCCGAGTATAAAAAAGTTGACGGCTTGCTTGCGGAGCAATTAGGGCTTGCGCCGGAGAATAAGTTGCATACCCACTATAGCCGGGGATATGGAGATGACTCCCCGGAGCAGTTTGAAATATCTTGGGTTCGGGGACAGGTAGACATAGAGTTGCGTATAACCGTTGACGGCACAATCGAGGGCGTGTCCATCAGCACGATAAGGGTTGGGAATGCTGAGGCTACCCTTTCCGTGATGGATGTTATCAGGCGCGACCTCTCGACGTTGTCGGTTATTACTGACAAACTCACTGACCTAATGGCGCAGAGGAGGGCAGTTAAGGACAGTTTGCCGAAAACTCCGGAAGTTGGCGTAGATTCGATTGAAACCGAGATACGCAATATTGACCGCGAGATCAGAAATATCGACCTAAGACCGGGCGTTATAGTTGAGCTTCCGAGCGGCGAGCAAAGGATCGTATCGTGGTTGGGCAAAGACAACGTAAGATACCGCTATTATCATTGGACAACATCAGGTATTCTATACCAAGGCGCATATAGCGAGAACAATGCCGATGCCAAGCGCGACTACAAAGATTCGCTCTACAAGCTGACAATCGTAGGCCACGAAGATATTGACGCCCTGTTGGAGGCCGCAAAAGCCAAAAAAGCCGCCGAATTTGCGGCGGCAATGGCGGCGAATGAGGCCAAAAGAAAGGAGGTTGCGTAAGTCGAAACGGGCGCGAAAGCCCGTCCATCGGAGATAGCCTACCGGTGCTGAGGATGACAGGCTAAAACATAAACATTAAGGAGGTTGTACCATGACGAAAGCCAAGCCCATAAGTTTGACGGAACTCGAAAAGCTGGCCGACAGCCACGACGTTAAAGTTACCATACGTAGCATGGTAATCAAACCCAACGCCCCGGTAATGGTTACTTTGGGCGGTATGACAATCAAACCCAAGAAAAGGGATCAATAATGAAAAGCAAAGAGACAATCAAAAAGCTGGCCGACACCGACAAGGCGTTTGTCGGAATGATTACCGTCCGGTACAACATACGGCAGGAGGCCAAAGAATTGCGGAGCGCTGCCGCCACGCTTAAAAAATTGGGCTTGCCGGTGAGCGCCGAAATAGACAAGGCGCTTAACCTTTACCACAAAAAGGACGTTTCGACAGAACGCGCCCTCGATGAAATATACGGGTGGGTTTGGCAAGATGACGAAAAGGCGTTTGAGGTTTGCGGACTGGTATAAATCTACTATCACCGGCCCGAAAGGGCCAATATAGAAAGGGGCTTTAAAATGGACTTACAAGAAATCAGGGCGCGGATCAGCGAGGAGGTTACGCCGGATCAGTTAGAGACCTTGCAGCCCTTGTATATCCTGTTGGACGTGGACAAGGACGTATTCTGCCGGTTCGTCGTGGATGCTGGAGGGGTCGAAAGGATATGCGAGCGGATGAAAGGCTACTACGGCGAAATCATCAAGGCGGTCGAGGAGAAGAAAGCGCGGGAAAACTACAAGCGGTCGGTGGTGAGGTTGCAGGAGATCGCGGACGAAATGAGCGAGTTGTCGAGAGAGCGCGAGCGGATAAATCAGGCTTTAGACAAGAACTCGCACCTAATCATTGATGAGTTTAAATTTAAGCGCACCAAGTCGGGCGCGGCGTAAAAATAAAAGGCTTCCGGCTAAGGTTGGAGGCCTTAACTATAACATAGACGAAAGGAGCAAGAAACCATGAATACGACAGCACGTAAAAGCCGAGGGCCGGGCAAGCGCGAGCGGCAGGAGATTTTAGAAGCTCTTGGGCCGCGTGAGGGCTGGGCGCTTATAGAGAGCATGGGCGGGAAGCGCACCGCAAAGCGCGTCGAAGAACACAAGCAGTTGCATGATAAAATGATGTGGTATTAAACACTTAAACGAAAGGAGCGGTATCATGTCGTTGTTCGAGCCGACGTATTACGAAGCGAACCCGCATATCTATTGGGAACGCCGGTACTTTTACCTTTGCGAGCTTTACGACAGGGTAAAGAAAATGAAAAGGGGGCTACGGCGGCTGTGGATAATCAAACAGCACCGCTTGTCAGCGTGGGGGCATTACCAGCGCGGATATTAAACCATTGATTTGCCAAATTTGGCAAATCAAACAACCGGCCCCTTCGGGGGCCAACCTTGAAAGGATGGCAATATGGAGCCTTACAACATAAGCCGCATAAAGCGTTCATCGGCAACCTTAAAAGAAATCGCTATGGCAGCGTATAGTGTGATGGTTAAAGCCGCCGTTGCAAACGAGGAGGCGGCTACGAACAAAGACATACAAACTGTGGTCAACGCCCCGGACGCAATGTATACGTTCGAGCGGGCGTTGCTGTCGGTGATTGATATTACGGACAAGGCCGAAAAGTCGCGGATATGGGGCGAGGTCAAAAAAGCCCTTGCCGCGACGAAATAAACTTTTACTTGGAGATACAGTTCTAACCTATACCGGCCCCTTCAGGGGCCGATCTTGAAAGGAGGTAAAAAGATTGAACGCCCGCGAAAGATACCGCATAGCTGGACGCCTTGACGGGTTATCAGAAAAAGAGAAAATTGAAGTCATCTTGTCGTATGCCCATGACAGCAAGTCGGCGGTATCAGTGGCCGGTCGGCTGTGCAAAAAGTACCCTACCGTTTATAAACTATTATATGCCAAAGCAGATGATGTAACATCCATAGCCAAAGACGACGGCAAAACCGCCGAACTATTAAATGTTATGCGGGAAACAATGTCAAACGCATTGCGCGTCTCGGTGTTGTCAGAGCCGACGCCGATTACTTGCCGTACCGATGTCTTAGAGTATTTGCGGTTTACTCTTGGCGGCCTTAATATTGAAAAATTTTTAGTCGTATCGCTCGACAACAGAAACCGGCCCGTAGGAATCGATGAAATATCTGCCGGGACGGTCAACCGTTGCGTAATCTTTCCGAGATTAGTATTTGAAACTGCATTGAAAAACGGCGCAACGTCAGTCATTTTAGTACATAATCACCCTGGCGGTAGAGCTGACCCGTCAGATGAGGATTGGACTACAACGGAGCGCGTCCACAAAGTAGGGCGGTTAATCGATATACCGGTACATGATCATATAATCATTGCCAGCCCGACAAATACCGTGAGTATGCGGGAATTTAAGCGGTGGCCGGACTGACAATAACAGTAAACGAACCAATAACCGGCCTCTTGGGGCCAAACAGAAAGGCGGTATTTATGGGCGTAAAGGTAGCGGTTACATGGGAGGGCAAGTCGATTGTTCCCCACGACAAAGACTTTGGGAACGGGCGGCGCGGTATTATTTACGGCTTTGAGTACCACGACGAAGCCGAGAAACACGCGAAGCTTATAGCGGCGGGTGCGCCGGTGAAGAATGTGAAACTTGAGTATGTTTGACACGGTAGCCATACCACAAGATGTGCCGCGCTCATTTTTGAGTAACGCAATATATTGAACCCAAAGCGGCCTGAATAGGGCCGGAAAGGTAGGTTGTATGGACAAGGTAAAATTGAACAAGGACGAGTTATCGGTACTTTTGGCGTGTGCCTCCGAATCCGCCGAATACGACGGCGAGGGGAGTTTCCAAACGGAGGACGTAACCGTTGCCGGCATGACTAAGCGGCAGGTATGCGGTTACTTATCCCAGCTGGAGCAAAAGGGGCTTTTCATTACGGACAGGGACGCCTACTATTCCGGCCACTTTACGGCGTTGGGCTTGTCGATGATTGAGGGGCTTTCGACGGCAGCGGCGGCCTCGCCTACGGACTTGACCACCGCGCCGATCCCCCCGAAGCCCTGAACCATGTTTATAAAGGCGGCTTGCTCCTTGGAGGGCCGCCCTCTTTCCGACTTGATTTCCAAGGCCACGAAAACGGCCATATCCTTGCCTACCATATCCGGCGTAATCTTCACCTTTTTCAGTCCGATCAGATCACTTGCGCCCTCAACAAGGCCAAAGGTAACGCGCCGGGCGTTGGCCAATACCGCAACGCCGTCTTTATACTGTACCACCTCGCCGGTGAATCCGTGACCGGCACTGTTACGGAATAGGCGAATATCGGGACGACTTCCGAGCGCAGCGAGAACCTCGGCCTGAATCTTTTTTTCGGAGTTCATAGTCATGCCTATAACATAATAAACAGATTCCGGTTATATCGTAGATGAATTGTTGATTACGGTAACATTTAGACGGTAAATATATGATCCCTATGTTGGTAATAAATGGCCCGAATTACGCGCAAATATAGCGCAAATTTGACGTAAATTTGGCACGGGTATATATAACTACGTCCCGGCCCAAAAACGGCCAAAATCTTCAATTATTCGCGCCTAAACACAAAACCGGCTTGCCTTGCCCTGTGGATGAATACCGCGAGTTTCCGCTTGTTCATCTCGCAACCTACAAACCGTTTACCCTCTCCGAGCGCCGCCAGGCCGGTCAAGCCGCGCCCAGTACAAAAATCACCTACGACAGCGGGATCATCGGCACGTACCGCCGCCCTTGGCGTTTCGGCGTCGTCCATACCGATAAAGTCAAAATCTATGGCGCTGGCGCCGCCACGTAACAAGTAACATGGATATTTATTGTAATATACGATCTCCCATTGCTGAACCACGCCGTACAAGCCGCCCAGCATATCCCTGAACCGGCCAAGCTCCTGCTTGCCGATTTCAAGGTAACAGACGCGGGGAGCTATCCTTTTGATGTGTGAAAATAGCGGCGTGTAAAACTCCGCGAAGCCGGCCATGTGTTCGCGCCCGGCCTTGGAATTGAACATATTGATATTCCCCAAAGACCACGGCGTATCGGAATAAATCATATCGGCGTTGAGCATGAACTCCGGCAGGTGTTTGGTAATATCGGCGACGCTTATTTTAGACGCTCCAAAGGCGTATGTTTCGCCGCTCTCAATAGGGTACTTTTCCCAATAATTGCCGTAACTCATCACGCCCTCCTAATGAACATTCTATTACCGCATTTGTCGCAAACAACCTCCGCATAATCGTTCATCATTTTCGGAAGCGTCTTTTGAACGTCCTCCGGCGTAATAAAAGGCTCTTCCGAAGCGGCGGCCTCCGGTTGCGTCTGTAGCGGTATATTAGGCGCGGCGGCCTCCGATACGGCCTCGCCCGACTCCGGCGCTATGGCGCTATTTTCGGCACGATTTAGGGTAATCTCCGGCATATCCACGTCAGGGATTTCAATGTCGAAGTCTAAAATCTTAAAATCAAAGTCAAGATTTATGGACGTCAACTCGCTCAATAGGGCTTCGGTGTCCCATGTACTAAATTCTTGTACCTTGTTGTCGGCCAAGCGGTCAAGTTTATTCGTTTCATCGTCGGCGGTTGAATAGACGCAGGGTATCTTTTCCATACCTAACCGGATAGCCACCGCCCACCGCGTATGACCCTTAACTATTACATTATTGCGGTCAAGCACCAGCGGCACGTTGAAGCCTACTTTCGGTACAAGTTGGCATAGCCTATCAATCGTCTCGCGGTTCTTTCTTACGTTCCGGTGATACGGCTTTATGGCCGACGCCGGAAGCATTTTAATTTCAGTTACTACTTCCATCATCCTCTCCTTTGCCTTTAAGCCTTGCCTCAATCATTTGGTCAGATTCTTTGGCGCGTGAATACTCGTTATTTTGAAAGAATTTTGCATAGCCGGTAACGTGTTTCAACCGGATTAATTCTTCCTTTTCCAGCCCCAACTCCTCGCAGATTTGCGCGTCGCTCCACCCTTTATTGAGCATTGATATTACTATGTTGCTCATTCCGGTTACGGAGTGTTCGCCCCGCGCCCGATTATGCCGTATAGTAGAAGCCATACGGTCATTTATGGGCTTGTCTATGACTACCACCGGCAAATGTCCCTGATTCTTCTTGTAGATGTCCTTGTAGCGTTTCATTACACTGTAGCGGTGGAAGCCGTCCACAATTATATACTGATCCTTGCCCTTGTCGTAGAAAGCCACTACGGGCTGTGTATACCCGTCATGCTTAATACTGATATAAAGCAGTTTCATCTCCATCATGGCCACGTGATTGGGGTTATAATCGTTGGCGGCCACCTTTTCAATGGGAATCCATTGAACATTGCTTACGGGATTATGTTCGTTCATCGCATAGCCTCCACAAAGCGTTTATGTTTTTCAATATCGTATTCGCCGCCGTCGCCCTTTTTACGATTCAAAAGGAATTTGTTCGCGGAATTGTTGTTATTAGTGCCGTCAATATCGTTCACCATGATTTCCTTAATATGCGCCCTTGCCCACGCCTCGCCCGTTTGATTCTTCCACCGCCGCCTGAATAGGTCGCGGTATTGCGGTTCGGTTATGTTCTCCAGCAGGTAATCCCGGTACTCTGCCCAGTCTTTAAAGACTGCCGGCAAGTCATGGATCATAATGTCTTTTCCGAAGTGTTTAAAACAGTTCACTCCGTTGATACGCTCAATGTACTTGTTGTACATTTGCGGTTCTACTTCATGGAGCGGCTCAATGGAATGCCATGCCGTTTCATGGATCAACGCCGAGACGCGCATTTGGTTTGTGGGTATGCCATACCGGTAGAAGTAATCATATATCTTGTTGTACTCTAAATTGTTTTTACCGATAGCCGTCCATACATCAATGTCAGACCAATCATGTATCGGCCAAAATACCCGCGACTTTTCGGAAGTGTTTTTGCTCCACATGATACCTTTCCAAGGTTTGCGCCTATTGTGGTAGTGGAGTGTTGCGCGGCGGGATAGGGATTCGTCGGCCCGAAGCCCTACCAAACAGCCCACCATCTTCTTATCGGCAACGTCGCACGTCTGCGGTAACTCGTTCACCAACGACTTGTAGCGGTCAAGATTCGGCAGGGGATTGACCTTTATACTTATGGGGTCTTGTTCCCTTATCCACTTGTCGCGCTGCGCCGCGTCCCAGCAGTGCAGGTAGTTGTCTTTGAACGACAAGCTATTGGTCAGCCGGAAAGGTATCTGAAACCAGTATGGAGTTACGTCGGGCGCGTACATCACGCTCCGCATATAGTCCTCTGTGGCTTGCCATTCGGCCTCTTGGTCGAGCCAAAAGACTTTGACCGGTAGGCGGCCCCGCTCTCCGGCCACCACCCGCGCCAGGTGTAGGAGGATGGTTGAATCCTTGCCGCCGCTCATTGATACTATTACATCATCGCATTGGTCGTAAATGAACCGGACGCGGTCAAGGGCCGCCTCGTAGACGTTTTCATTAAGATACGTATACGGCATCTTCTTTCGCCCTGTTGAGGATTATACTTTGATTAATATCATCCGTCATGCGCCAATATTTATAGCCGTCGCCTAAATATAGGTACTGAACCGGACGCCGATAATAATACTCATGCTTGCCGTGCTTAATTATGGCATTGAATAGGGTAACGTAAATATCTTCAATGGCCGGGCCGCGCTTAATGTACCAGTGCGGTTGTTTCGGCATTGTCTTTGCGAATACCCAATCAAGTTTACTGACGGCAACGCGCAATTCGTCTAAGGTCATAGACACCTCCTACCATCAAGATAACATAATTTTTTTCTTAAAACAAGTTTTTTTTGATTTTGTTACTTGTTTGTTACATACGCGGCGATATTGTGTAGTGGGGATATAAATTTAAAAGCGTGATTATACTTGATTTTATTGGCTTTTATTGTTATGCGTTTTTGGCTACACCATACATTTATTATATACATTATTGACGGCGCCGGCCGGCAAAAAAGTAGCCGCCCCCCGACCGCCCGGACCCCGACGCCCCCCGGGGAAACCGAAATCCCAGCTCCCAAAAATAAATAAAAAAAATCTTGCACATTTACCCTCCACAATCGTATAATATATATTGCTGTGACGACCACGACCGCCCCAACCTACCGGCTAAGTAGGCTAAAACCGCTAAAGCGGCGGGGACGGGACGCCGATATACCTTATTGGAGCTCTCTGCTTTCGGGCAGGCCAGGAACGACGGACAAGACCGAAAACGCCGGGGAACCGGGGCAGGTCGGGGAGGTCGGGGCAGGGACGGGTCAGACCCGGGGACGGACGACGGACAAGACCGGACGGACGGATGTACGGACGGTAACGGCAGTTAAGACAATTAAACCGATTTACCAAGGAACGCAGAGGGGTATTATGGACAAAATCAGTACGATAAACAGGGACACCACAATATATAGTGTACCCCCCCCCCCCCACATACCACTATATATGGTATAGGCATGTTATATGTATAGTTAGCAGTATAGTACACGCTTCCAGCTTTCTATTTTCGGCCATTAAAACTGCGAGCCTAAACCTCACCAGGCCCGCCCTACACCCTTTTTTGCGCAAAAACTCGTTTTTTGGGACGCGGACGCCCGCAAACGCCGCCGCGTGCTCTGCCCGCGATCCGCGCAAATTCCAGAAAATCACTACGTCCGGGGCCTCGGTGGCTCACCCAACCGCTTGCGGCAACACCATGAGCGGCGCCACCTCCTTTGGGGGTCCCGGATTCTTTTATTCAATATCAGTATTAGTAGGCTTTTTCGTAGACTTTTTGACGTTTAACCATATCCTTTTTTGCGGGATCCCTTTGAAAGGAGGGCGCTTATGAGTATCAGTAAAACGGTAGTGAGGTTGTCGGCGGCGGCGATTGTGGTCGCTGGTGGGGCGGGGATGGTTTGGGCGGCGACGGTCGTGACAGGGGCGGGGGATCCTATACCGGCGGCGGCTTCAGCGAAAGTCTCGTACCTTATAGATAATAAGGCGGCCATAGAGGTTACACCGAGTGGTCTAGCAGACGATGCGCTCATCTTCGACGTGGATGATAACAATTTGATCAACGTGAATACCTTTGGAAATCTTGGTAGGATTCGTGTGAAGACAAATTCAACGGCTTGGGACGTTGTCATGAAAACAGACAACGGGGGGCGATTGAAAAATTCAAAGTATGAAGAGGGAAAAGAAGTGTGTGGCACCAATGTGTTTGGTGAGCCGTACGATTGTCACTGGGTTAGCGAAGGCGGGGCTGAATACCTGACATTCGGTACGACTTCTTCGACGGCGGCGGGGGGGGGTATTGCTTACACAACAACTCCAGGGATTATATTAGGTATAGTTGATGGTTCTACACCGACTTCGGACACGGTACTCCTTCGGGTCGCAATCGGTGTGGCGAAATCCGGAAAAGCAAATGGGGGAGGCACTAACGCGACACTATACCCGATGTTAAATATGACCGGAAGCGGTACCGTTGTGCCACCTATTAGGCTGAATAATTCAGATGTTTTGAAGACAAAAAAAGGAGCCACGGTAGCAAATAATGGTGTTGGAAACATTTTCGACGCATTGAGTTTTGCCGAAAAGATCGGTGCCGGGTACAGCGCTCCCAACGTAGCACCGAGCGGGAAATTTGCGACTAGTATTAGTGGAACGGCATCTGGAAGGGTATGGGGACCGGCTTCCGCTTCGGGGAGTATAGCGGCGACCGGGTTCCCGGCCCCGCAAGGTAACGACGTGGCGGATGAGGAGTACTTTTACGTAAACGTTGGTATTGATCCTACTCTGGTTAACAATAAACTAATTGGAGGCAATAAAGAAGGGCCGTATGAGGAAACGTTCTATTTTGAGCTAATCGCGAAGTTTTAAGTGCCATAGCGGGACGGTTCGTAGCCGTCCTGCGGTCGTAGCGGGTAAAGGGGCGGTCTTTGGGGTCGCCCCGTTTTTAGGTTGGTTCTTTCAGGCGCGGTATCAGAAATGGTGTTTCAAATACGGTGTATGTATCTCGGTTCAGGCCATCATAAAGCCGGAAACGCAATTAGAAATTAAGGAGAAAGTTTTATGAATGGAGCTACAAAGGATAGTTTGTCGTGGTGGAATAAAAAAGGCAGTATTATAACAACTGTTGGAATATCTAGTGTGATTGTGACCTTTTTGAATTGGTTGTTAAACGATGTTTTCAATAGTATAAAAGATGTTCTCCCGGAAAAATTGACGATTGCTCTTTTGTGTGGAATATCGTTTGAGTTGATTTTAATGATAGAGTTGGCAAGAGGAAAACTGTCAGAAAAAATATTTATTTTTTGGATGAAAAAACTTCTGTACACATTAGCGTTAATATCGTTAGTCATTTTCATAATTTATGCGATCACTATTGAAGCGCCAATTAAATATTGCACTATGTCGAATACTCTGGATTGCTTCGCTACGCTCGCAATGACCGTCATTGCGAGGAGCGAAGCGACGAAGCAACTTGTTTACTTCGGCGAAGCCAATCCAGAAAAGCGACCATTAAGGATAGACCTCTTTCCACCATAATCCCGGAAGCGCCATATAAAATTTGTATCCATTACATAAGTTTGAGGAGGGTATTTATGAAATCGCGTATTTTGTCATTATCGTCACTGTCGTTAGTTTGTCTACTTTTGACCGCCCTTCCCACCCAAGCGGCCTTCACCATCGAACCCGCCATAATAACATTCTTAGCGGACAGAGGCGAGAAGACGACGTTCGTTGAGATCGTTCACACGGGCGGTAACCCTGCCGCGATACAACTCAGCGTGCTTGAGCGGTTGTTGGATATCGAAGGCGAGTTCGCCAAGGGAGAAATGCCTACCAGCACCGACTTCTTGGTGCATCCGGCGCAGGTCATCCTATATCCAAAGGAGCGTGCCACCGTCCAAATTCAATATAAGGGTAAGGGTAGGATAACTGCGGACAAGGCGTATTCGCTTTACTCGCGAGAGGTGCCTATAGATGTGGAGCGTGACGATGCTGGTGTCAGTATGTCGGTGAAGATGCTTACGAGTTATTACACTGTCATTTCGATAGAGACTGGAAAACCCGGAAAACTCGTCTTTGTGTCTTCCAAGGCGATAGGTAGCGGCAAAATTGAGGTTTTGGTCGAAAATAAGGGTGCCGGCCGCGTGAATAAGGAGCGTCTTAAACTCGTTGTAGATGGCAAGTCAATCATGGATTTTACCGGCAAAGGCAACTCAATAATGCCCGGCCAGACCCGCCGTTTCACCTTCGAGTGGCCGCGGGCGGTGACGGAGAAAGAGGTGAAATTTGTTTACTGA